CATTTTTGTACCTCCGGGACCCAATGGGTTGTTCTTCCGTCTGCTGTTTCTTCTTTTTTGACTATATAGCCGGAAGGATCTAGATCTTGAGAATATACTAAAAAGCGTCTGGCGGTACCTGCCTTATTCATTATAGGAGCCTGGTATGCTTTAACAGTAGAGCCGTCTGAGTCAAAAGACTCGCGCATTACTTTCTTAATCGATCGATTCAATATAGCTAATTCCCCATCTGTACATTCACAAACAAGCTTATGTGGATTCATTTTAGCTAACCAAAGAGAATCTGCCTTAATATAATTTCCGACGCCGCAAATGACCGATTGATCCATTATAGCTTTTGTTATACCCCAGTTAGATTTTACACGGAGGGTTTTTACGAACTTTTCGTCCGGTATATCTTCGGTTAGCATGTCCGGGCCCATCGATTGCAGTTTATTTATTAAGTTCTGCTTTCCGACAACAACTTTGATGGTACCAAAATTCCTTTGATCGTTATAAAACACCTCAGAACCATTTAAAAACTTAAACCCAATTCTGGTGTGTTTTGTGGTTTGGTCATTCCAGTTTCCTGTCATTCCAAGTGTTGAGTATATGAACGTTTCATTGTTGCAGAGCCAGTAAATGAACTTTCCATGGACGCCGGCGCCGATAATCTTTAAAGGAAGCCTTTTTTGTAATTCACCCCAACCAGACGGGCTTTTCTTTGTGTACCGGCCGCTTATAAGATTTGCTTCAACCAATGTTTTTCCGGAAATAGCCATGGCTAGTTCCATACCAATTCTTTTAACTTCAGGTCCTTCCGGCATGAAAAATCTCCTGTATGATCAATTCTATTAGATTATACAGGAGAAATATTAGTTTTATAAATTTGTTTTAAAACAATTTCAAAAAAGCAAAAGCTGCAGCTACAACCATCTGTGCAGCAACAAATGCTGTCGTTGCTTTTGTTTTAAAATCTTGTAAATTTGTGACTTGAATTTGCAAATCTTTTATCTGAGAAGGGCTAGCTACTTCATCAATTCTTTTTTTCCAATCGATGAGCTCTGCGACTTTATCTTCTTTAGCTCTTAACTCTGTAATTTCTCTTTTTAAACCTTCAATTTCAGTCCTCAGACCGTTCACTCCAAGAGCTAAAGATTCTAACTCTCTTAAGACTAATTTGGAATATTGATCCCATCCGTTAGTTTCGTTTCCGTTCATGGTACATTTCTCCAAAAAAAATAATATATGAAATAATAAACATTAACAGGAACAGGAATAACCTTTAATAAATATGCAGTTTTAGGTTGATCTCTTTACATTTTTAAATTCATTTTTCAATATTTCATCATCGATTTGGTCGATGTATGCGTCTATTGTAATAGGCCAAAATTGTCGGGTAATTGCCAGGCATGCTCTGGCGACCTGTTGAATTTCCTGCTGAGCACCTTCATGAATTCTAAGAGAAACAAATTTTAAAAGATTATTAAGATTTACGGTACCGTAATATTCTGTATAGAGATTCTGTGGCAGGACGCCCCGGGCTTGCTCACGACATATGCCTTTTGACATTAAGTCGTTGTATAGATGTAAAGACATCCGATTGTGCTTTCTAACCATAGAGGATGCATGGTTGGCGCCGCCATCTTCGAAATACCCCATGATCGGATCTTGTTCATCAATGTTTGAAGCTTGGCGGTTTGATTTGTGTTGTGTTCGAAATTTTGATGGTTCATAAAATTTTAAATTCTCCTCAGTATAACGACGACTAATTTCATTATAGCTCCAAGTCCGATGACGGTGATGCTGAGACCTAATGAACAGAGGAACGACAAAACGAAATGTAGCAACATTATGTTCAAGCGTACTAGTGTGTTTGTGATTAATGAGATATTTAATAAGTTTTTTATCTTTTTCATCTAGAACTTCCTTTTGTTTTCCAAAACTAACCCGCGCGGCGTTGACAACAGTTATATCCTTTCCCATATGCTGAACGTATTCAACACATCCTATACCGTCTCCATATAAATCGATTTTCATTTTGTCTCCACCGCAATATCATACTTCATCTAGATGCCTGTGTTGAATTAATGATTGCTGCAGCAACCAAATATGGATCGCAGTTTGATGCCGGCCTGCGGTCTTCAATATAACCATTCCATTTATTACGTTTCATTTTATTCGGAATTCGAATCGAAGAGCCTCTGTCGCCGACACCCCAACTAAATTGATCTATGTGCTGAGTTTCATGTAGGCCGGTTAATCTGTTGTTGTTGCCTTCTCCATAAACCTTAATATGAGTTTTATGGCTTTCTTCAAAAGACTCCATCAAAGATCTAATTTGTTCGAATGAACTGTGCTTTCTCATCCACTCAGTAGAGAAATTAGCATGACATCCGGATCCATTCCAGTCACCTGATATAGGTTTAGGGTTTAGATTAATTCCGTATCCAGATGTTTCGCCCATTCTATATAAAACATACCTTGACATCCAAAGATCATCGCATGCTTTAAGTGTGTCTTTAGCAAAACATTGATATTCCCATTGCCCGATCGCGACCTCTGCGTTGGTCCCTGTAAGTTCAATCCCCATATCTATACAAGTCCTCAGGTGTGCTTCGGAGAGCGCTCTCCCGATGACCTGGGCTTCTCCAACACCACAGTAATAGAGCCCTTGTGGTGGTGGATATCCTGCTTCTGGAAAGCCGGCGATCCTATGGTTTTTAGTCATAAAATATTCTTGTTCAAAACCCCACCAATATTCGTTTGCATCTGCAGCTGTAATATGTTCTCTCAGTCTAGCACGTGTGTTAGTCCGATGGGGATGGTTGTCGATGGTCGTGACTTCACACAGCACAAAGAAATGATCATTTTTCCATTTGTAAATTCGTACGGGGCGTAACAGACGTTCTGAATCTGATCCTGTAGCCTGAAGTGTCGAAGATCCGTCGAAATCCCAAATAGGGACTGTCAAAGGGGTTGGTTGGGATTCTGAATTCCAATTTAAAACTTTTGTTTTGCTTCTTAAATTGCCACTCTTATATCCATCGATCCAGATATACTCTAAAAATATTTTATTCATAACTATTTCCTTAATAATTTTTAATTAATATTTCTTTGCCCGACACACCTTTGTTGTGCCGGCCGGCAGTATATTTAACATCGAAATAACTTGCATTCCAAGCATCATTAAAACGTGGTGCAAAATATCCCACATTAATCGATTGATTTGTGATATTATCAATGTTTATCGATGGATTTTCACGATTACTCATAGCGCATTTGTCGCCATTGTTATGAGCTGAGATCATGAAATCGACTAGTCTCTCATGATCGTCATCTGTAAAGCTGCCGGCTGATTTGTATTTTGCTTTAGACTGTCGATATGGGGGATCTGCATAAAACCAAGTATCGGATCCGGTAAAGCAAGCTGTTTTTTCAAAATCGTCGGATAACAAAACGCATCGATCGATAAAACTAGCAAAGTTTTTGATTCGGATCGGGTTGAATAACTCTCCGTTAGGCTTCCATGTCATTAAACCTGCTGGAGAAGCGTATCGATTGTTAAAATTATCGGATGTCTGCCAGATACCATTGAAGCCAGTTTGCAGCATGTAACATAAACTCGCAGCTTCTTCTACTGAGTTCATTGTTTGGTAATTTAGGGCATAACGATCTCGTAAAGCGTAATAGTGCTTTTTTCTGTCATCGACAGTACTATAGCTAGCATATGCTTTAACATGCTTTGAATATTCTTTCATAAATGCATTCAACGTATTTCTTTGTAACATTTTATACATGTTTATTAATTCAAAACACGTTTCGTTTAAAACCACTGTTGTACTTGGATAATTTTTTGCAATCCACCAAGCAACTGTACCGGTACCGGCAAACATGTCGACAAAAACCTTTGGAGGCTCAGACGGAAAAAACCCAGTACCTAGATATCGAGTAAACATTCTGTTTTTGGCGCCGGCCCACTTAAAAGGGGCACGTTGTAGAGTTGTTCCTTTTATTACGATATCTTTAGATTTGTTTAATTGCGTGCTAGGTAAATAGTCATATATTTTCATTTAAGCTCCAGTAATATATTAGTATTATATCTTGCTAGACCCAACTTTATATTAACTAATTGTTTTTTTGACTCTTTTGTTTTCGTAGCCTTTCTTGATATTCAATATTGGCACAGAATCTCCATGATCATCTATTCTTACAAAAGTCATTTCAACGTCACAGACTGACTTTTGAGATCCGTTAACGACGTTGTGCCTTTTGGCCATCAGCTTAAGTGTTATAGATGTAGAACCAATTTTGACAACATCTCCATATATTTTAATAATCTGACCTGGTCTGACTGGTCTTTGGAAAACAACCTGAGAAATGCATTTTGTGACCATTCTAGGAGAACCACAGACTTGGGCTGAAAATGCAGCTCCAGCTTCGTCGAGCCATGAGAGCATTACTCCACCGAAGAGATTTCCATGGACTCCAATGTTTTGTCCTTTGCAAACATGCGTCGAAATAAGCATAGGTCGTGAGCCATCCATGGCATCACTTAATTCCATTCAATATTTCCTCGATGTCCAATCCGCCACAGTCAATTTTTTTCTTCGAACAATGGAAATGGTTCATGAATCCTTTAAACTTCCCGGCGGCACAGTCTGAATCGTATGCCCATTTTGTTTTTGGTGCCTGTAAAGGTACGTTGCAACCTTCATGGATTGCTTTATAAAGAGCCTCGAGCGCAGCTAGCTGCTCTGGGTAAAACCACGTAAAGTCCTTGAGAACTTTGTTGTGTGCTTTTCCGCCAACCATCAGCGGCCGTTCTTTGCCAACGTTCTTTTTATACCAGCCTTGATATTTTTGGTAATATGCATTTGAAATTTCAACACCGATCGAATATTTGTTAACGTTTCGGTTACCAGCATGCCAACAAGAATCGTTTAAATCGTGTAACTGAATAATTGTACCGTCATTATCAATACAGAAGTGCACAGATATCCCACGCTTCGCGAGGACTTTTGCACAGCTCATGCTGCTTAAGCAAACATCCCAATGTGTTACAAACGACTTTATCGTACGCTTACTACTGTTTTTGGTGACACCAGTACTGACCGGATAAGGAAACCCTGGATCTTTAAATGTATGCACCTTTTCGGCCGGCCAATCGATCTTAATCGGAGTATTTTGCCACCAAATAACATCTGAGTTATCAGATATCCATCCAAGTTCTTTAATGTCCTGTTGAGCTTCTATTTCTGCGTTGATATGTCTATAGGTACCCGGGCCGCACATGCCATCGGCCGCTAATCCGTTGTTTAATTGCCAAGCCTTGATTGCTTTTGTAAGCTTTTTATCAAAAATTTTCTGGCCAGGAATAAACCATTCAGGTTCCCAACCAAGTTTTGATGCAGAGGCCTCATTATAAAATTCTTTATCTACGCTCATTTTTCCTGCTTGCAAAATATTCGTTTATTCTGCGTTTTCTAGATTTTGTTTTATATCTCTTCTAAAATATTCTTAAGGGCATATATGATATCTTCGCGGGCATAGCCTCTTGTTACGGAAGTTCCGATGATTCTATCAATTTGTTGAACCAGCCGGTTATGATCATCTAGATCCATCATTGAAACCTCTTCAGAAGCAGCGGGTCGAGCTCTTGACTCCATTCCTACATCGTACTCTTTAAGAAGCTTTTGTTTCTCTTCTTTAATAATTCTTCTTAGTTCTCTTTTTGTTGTTTTCATTTTAAACGTTCCCTCTATTGTTTTCAGCATCCCATCCGGAATCGTTGAAATAATTTTTAACAAACTCAGTGACACTAGCCTCGAGCTGATCTCGAGGGATATCGTAACCCAATTCTTCATCGAGTGCCATTACGTACTGGTCAAGAGCTCGCCACAAAGTATCTTCTTGAGCCTGACCCTCTCGTAAGATCTTCCGCTTCTCTTCTTTGATGATTTTTCTAAGCTGTCTTTTTGTAATATTCATTTTACGTCTTTCCTTGTTTTCTTGCATACGGTGGATCTTATATATAATATAGTCATGTGCAGATTGAATTCTATCTTCTGCTGTTGTGATTTTATCCTGGACCCATTCTGGTAGGTCATCAGCATCGACTAACTTATCGTGTAGGCGCTGTGCCATTTGAGCTAATCTAAAAAGTTTGGCCTTTGTCATTCGACCTTCATGAGAATCTGACTTTTTACTGCCATAATCCATCATACGGCCTGTATCATCGACATATCCGGAAGGGTTGGAGTCTCCGCATGCTTCTTTCATTAGGATTTTTTGCCTATTATCAGCACCTATATATATTATTGCCTCGACGACCAATTTTAAATCTGACTCTTTCATAAATAACTCCTACATGGGTTAATTATGCAAGATCTTCCGGGATTGCCAAAGAAATGTCGACAGATATATCGATATGCAGTTTAGGTGAGCCTACAAAATCTCCGATACCCATTTTAACCGCTTTGGTTGGGGTAACATACCAATCTGCGCGGCCGCGGCGCTTAACTTCTTTAGTAAAAAAATCTCTTGGCTTTTTTGAATTATCAGCCAATATTGTATATATCATTTTATTAAGGCGGTTCGTTTCTTTTGCAGAGGCCTGGATTTCTTCATTTTTACCGAAAACTCCAGCTGAAACATCGTGAATCATTAGAGTTGCTTCTGGTGTAACAAACCTCAAACCTTCATGTCCGCAAGAAAAAAGAATAACACCGCATGACATAGCCTTCCCCTCAACTATCGTTGCGATCGGCAACTCTGAGTTGTTAATCGAAGATATCATACTCATCAAGCTGTAAACCTGACCACCATACGAATCGATGACGACAGGAATTACTGTCTGGCCGGTGTTATGTGCTAATGCAATTTTCTGAGAAAACTCTTTTGCAGATTCCTCAGTAAATTTATTAACTCTAATAATAACCGGTTGTTGTCTAAGTTCTATTTCTCTAATTTTTGGGTCAATTTTCGACGTCCAATTCATAAATTCTCCTTAATATGTTGATATCAGCATAAAGTTGTTTGTTTTACCCGCATGCTCCAAAGCCACATGCCGTGCAAGTTTGACATCCCTCTTGATATATTATAGTATCGTCAGAACCGCAATTTGTACATGTGCTGATAGAAGCTTTCAAGCCATCTTCAATATACTTTTTTAAACAGCGCGCGATACATTTAGAAAAAGAAAACATTGCCATATCTTTGTCTTTTTGCATTTGCTCAACTAAAAACTGTACCGGTACGCCATGACGAAGACTGGTTGATATTACTCTGGTATAACCAGCATTATCCGGATTGTCAAAAACGCTTACAACGTCCTTTATGACTATATCATCTTCGCCATCAGGTATTCTTAGGTCATATTTGTTAGCTGTTGTTTTAAAACACCTTTTGCTTAAGTTCCCTGACGAATATTTTCTGGGTATTTCAATTAACTCTGCTTTTCCGCCCATGACCTCGTAAGGCTTTCCGTTTAAGAGACCAACTAGTACTACCCAGCGTTCACCTTTAACAGTTGTATGGTGAATGTCACACTCAACGGTTTCGGGTCTCTTAGGGGCATGTCTGACATTTATACCGGATGGGTTTTCTTTGTTTTCATCGACAGATACTAAGACTCCGCTTCTTGAGCCCTCTCGATATACTGTAACACCTTTGCAACCAAGTTTCCATCCAAGCATATATATGTCTTTAACGGTATTGACATCTATATCAGCCGGGAGATTTGTGGTGTTCGATATTGCATGACATATCCACTTTTGTGCTGCAGCCTGAAGTTTAACTTTGGCGCGCCAGTCAATTTCGCTAGCAGTTGCACCAGCATAAGGACTATGAGAAACAGCTATTTCAGGTGAGTCTTTTTCCCATCCGCAATCCGGATCTGTGGTATCCATCCACTCTTTGAATTTGTGATGGTATACCGTATATTCTGTCCATTCATCGCCTAGATCATCAATGAAGTCAACTGAAGCTCCTTCGTCATTTGGATTAATCTTTTTTCGACGTTTATAAACTGCCTGGAATGCTGGTTCTATACCGCTTGTTGTCTGAGTCAGACAAGAAACAGATCCAGCTGGCGCTGTCGTTGTGTTGGCGATGTTTCGGCGGCCATAATTTTTATAATTATCTATTTGTTGGGGAATTAATTCTGAAGTGATCCTATTAAGAAACGGATGATCTTGTTCTCTTTCGAAATCGAAAATAGGAAATGCTCCTCTTTCTTTTGCTAAAATAATCGATGCGCTATATGAATTAAGTGCCAACCATTTATACAACTCTTCTACAGTTTGAATCGACTCTGGTGAGCCATATCTCTGCTTAAGCATTGCGATAGTATCCCCGAGCCCAGTGATCCCTAAACCGGTACGCCGTCCGCGGATTGCTTGGGCTTTAATAAATTCCCATAGTTGACGTTCATGACTTTTTACGTAATCAGGCTCTGGGTCATTCTCTATCTTATTTAATATTTTGTCTATTTGCTCAATTTCTAAATCGACCATATCATCCATCAATCGTTGAGCCTTTTGTACGACAGCCGCATATTTAGACCATTCAAATTCGGCGACAGTTGTCCATGGGTTCTTAACGAAAGATGTGAGATTAACCAACATTAACCGACAAGAATCTCCCGGAGAAAGAATAATTTCGCCGCAAGGGTTTGTTGAAGTTGAACCGAAGCCTTCGTCTTCATATATGTCAGATGGGGTCATTCTTATTGCTGTATCCCAAAACAACACGCCAGGCTCTGCAGATGCATGTGCACCTTCAATTAAAGCGTCCCAAACGATTGAAGCTTCAACATTTGCAACAATTTCTGGGCTAGCTGAATCAACCGGCCAGCGTTGTTCATATTCTTGGTTGTTTTGGACAGCTTCCATAAATTCGTCGCTAACGCGAACAGAAACGTTTGCGCCGGTGATTCGCTTTAAATCTCTTTTTATTTTTATAAAATCCATGATTTGTGGATGATGTACCGATATCGACAACATTAATGCGCCGCGTCGACCACCTTGTGCAACTTCTCTACAGGAATTTGAAAACCGGTCCATAAAAAGTTCGATACCATCGGTAGTTCTTGCCGCGTTTTCGCACGATTCTCCTTGCGGCCTTATGTTAGATATATCAAAGCCCACTCCGCCGCGGCGCTTCATAATCTGGACTTGCTGTTGATCAGCATGCAGAATCCCGCCATATGAATCGTATGGAGATTCTATAACAAAGCAGTTTGATATTGATTGGATCTGAAATGGGTTTCCAATACCCGACATTGGCGAGCCCTGTGGGACTATATATTTAAAATCTTTGAACAAAGAATATATTTCGTTTTCGTCCATAGAATTTGGATACTTTTTTTCAATTCTAGCAAATTCTTTTGCTAAACGCCTGTGCATATCATTTGGCGTTTTTTCGTAATATTTTCCGTTTAAATCTTTTAATGCGTATTTGCCTACAAAAACACCGGCCGCCAGCTCATCGCCGCGAAAATAATCTAAAGAAGCTTCGTATACTTCATCGTACGTAAACCGGTTTTTTTCATTCATCATGTAAATCCTTTTTTGCGCTTTGCACTTGGTTCCATAGTTCTTTCATTTTCTGCTTTGGATTAGTCATTAAATCGTACGATTCTCTTTCATCTGCAGATGCGATTTTGAAAGTTGATTTCCCTGTATCGATTTTAATGACCATATTAATACCATCCATACCTGCGCGGTTTTTAGCTAAGAACAATCTAGCATAACCAGACGCTTTTTCTTCTGGCTTTCTGCTTAATCCTACTACAACGTCTGAAACTTGTGCTTTCCCATACGACTCACCCATGTTTTCTAAGCCGACCATGTCTTGGCTAGCGCCGTTACGATTTGATTGTGATGCTGTCCATACTGGAACACTGAAATCTGCAGCCATTTGACGTAATTCTTCATAGATTAATTGCAGTTCAAGTCTTAAGGCGTCGTACGCCCGGGTCGACTTCATCACATCAGCATAATCAATAATAACAACAGAAGGTGTATAGTTTCTTAACTTAAGTTTTTCTAGATGGTTTCTAAGGGTATGAACACTAGCCGATCGACATGGGTAATACTTGATAATTAAATCACCATATTCGTTGTCTTCATAATGCTTTAATACCTCTTCTTTTCTTTCAATTAAATCTGAGCACGGGATATCACAAAGGTTTGCATCATATCTTTTTCCGGTTAGAGTTTCAGAGAGCTCGAAAGTATAATGTACGACCGTTTTCCCTCTTCTTAACGCTTCAGCACCCATGTTAACTAGCCAATGAGATTTGCCGACGCCGGTAGGAGCAACGACTACGCCTAACTCTCCGCGACCTAGGCCACCGTCGAGTACTTCTTTTTGATCAAGTTGCGGGATACCGGTTGGAGTTGTTATTCTATGGATTTCTTGAAATCTTGCTTCGACGTCTTCGAAAAACTCATGACCAATTGATTGTGGCATGCCGACGGATACTGCAGTACGCATTAAATCAACAACAGAATCAAACTTTTCACCTTGCACTAACTCGACAGCTTGTGTTAACGCTTCTTTAAAAGCCTGTCGCTTGCAAAATTGTAATGCTTTTTCTTTAACATACGGTAAGTCTTCCGGATGCTGATTCATCCTCATTCGTTGCAAAAATGCAACAATCTGATCTTTTAGTAACTGATCCGCTTGATCTTGGGCCAACTCTTCTCTTATTATTTGAATAAGTAATTGCATAGTCGGAAAACAACGATACTTGTCATAGTAATCGAAATAATGACCGGTTAAATATTGCAAATATTTTAAATCAAAATACTGGGGCACCATCACTTCGTGCATTTGTTGTGCCCATTCTTTATCCGTCGCCATACCCTGGAAGATCTTTTCCTGGAATGATTTTCCGTAAGAACTGAAACTGGTGGATGCTGCAGCAGCAGCAATTTTAACTGAACTCATCTAAACCTCTTATTTTTTTATTGCATACAAGAATTGATACGAAGATAAAGGCGATCGATATCGAACCCACGGGGGATATCAATTCCTTCTCTTACTAGGTCTTTAAGAAGGGCAAACTTATTTTTACCTATCTCATAATTATCAACGGCATACTTCAAATGTTGTACGTGAGTGGCTGATAAATTCGAATTGTCTAAATACATAAGTTTCCAATTCCTCTTAGGAACGTCTGGCTGGCTTAAGATGTTCCGTAACACCGCATAAGATTTTACGGAATTCCGTGCCACGCACCAATTAAGTATGTCATCGACACTTACAAACTCCGGGCTTTTTAACTCTGGAAAATGTTTAACTAACGACTTAAAACCACAACCTTTTATACCAGGTATACCATCAGATGCATCTCCGATAAATGTCCTAGCTGTGATAAAATTTTCAGTTGATACGCCATATCTCTCTAGGACATAATTTTCATCTAATAATTTTTTCGAAGCAGGAGAATATTGTTTAATTTTAGGTGTAATTAATTGGTGTAAATCTTGATCCATAGAAATTATAATTTTTTCGTCATTCGGATATTCATATCGACATATGTAGCCAATAGTGTCGTCAGCCTCGCACTCGTTAACATATATTTGATGTACTGGAATGTGGACAAGAAATTTTGTTAACAGCTCGATTTGATAATTAAAGTTTTCTTTAGTGTTTGGAATATCTTCATAAAGATCAGAACGATTAAGTTTTATTGGCTTCCTGTTCATTTTATATTCCGGAAGGATTTGACGTCGTCTTGCAGAACCTCCGCCTTCCCAACAAACGATAACTTTACTAGGCTTAAATTTTTCGATATACATCGAAAGTGACTTCATAAAGCCGACGGTACCACCTAGGTGATGTCCGTGAGATGACATTAACGGTACAACGCAATAACTCCTGGCGAAGATGTTATATGCATCGATTAGCAATATTGGTTTTGACATTTTTTACTCCTATGCTTATATAACAATGTAACACTTAACAAGTAGATCTACACAATATTTACTCATTAGGGTCGAACATTTCTTCTTCTAAAGAAAGTGAAATTTGCCTTACTTCTTCATATGATTCTGCGTCGATATCAGCATTTTTTAAATTGGTGCCGGTTTTTTCAGCAAACGTTTTATTGAAAACAAGATCGATATAGTGCTTGTACTTTTCATCTTCCCACACTTCTCCGAATTCTGCTTTATAGAACTTTTTCTCGAGTATGGATTTTCCTGTTTTTACATTTTTAACCGTAAGGGATTTCCAAGCTCCGGTACCTTCTATTGAAACGTAATTTCCTTCATGAATTGCAGGTCCTTCATCTTTGCAATGGCGACGTAAAACATCAAACGCTTGCTCATGTTCCACGATACCTTTACCAAAATGAATCTCAAAATCACAATTTCGAAAGGGTGGAGCTACCTTGTTTTTAATCGTTTTAGCAGAAACGTTAATGCCGATAATATTTCCTTTTTTATCTTTGATCTGTTGTCCTGCTCCTAACTTGATTCGAACAGATGAGTGAAAAGGAATTGCTTTCCCTCCAGGTGTGGTTGTTGGATCTCCATACATAACCCCAACTTTTGTTCGAATTTGGTTTAAACAGATAAATAGCACTTTTTCATTTGCAATTACTCCAGTAATTTTTCTCATTCCTTTCGAAATAACTCTGGCATTTAATCCAATTGTCTGTTTGTCATAATCTCCCAGTAATTCGTCTTTTGGACTAGTTGCTGCAACTGAATCCCAAATAATGGTGATAGGAACATCTTTCTGAAGTGCTTTTGCCTTTATGATTGTTTTTTCCGCAATTGACAAGACTTCTTCGGTACAATGTGTATCGACGTATACAAATCGTCTAGAAATATCAACCCCGAGTAAGCCTAAGTTTTCAACAGACGTTGCGTTTTCTGTATCGATATAAACTACTATACCGCCCATTTCCTGAGTATGCTTTGCAATTTGAATGGCTATATGAGATTTTCCGATTGACGGTGGTCCGAATATCTCAACGATTCTGCCAACTGGTAAGCCTCCGTTGGGTCTTGCAGAGATAATATAATCCAATTGTTTTGAGCCTGTCGACACCCAACTATCGACGTGTGTTGGTGATTCGTCGACAGACAGATTGTAAGCTACTCGAGCTCCGTGATCTTTATTTAAAGATTTGATTAAGTCTGCTGTAAAATCAGGATCGTTTCTTTTTCCCATTTTGGTGGCCTCATGTATGGTTGTTTGATTATATAATACATGTTAATCATAAAATTTATAAAAAGAAAGGGAGAATAAAAATTCTCCCTTTCTGGCCGAAGCCTAAGCCATGTTTTTATTAATCTTAAAAGCCGATATCGCCTTCAAGATCAGCAAAAGCGTCGTCGAGGTCGTCGCCATAGTTTTTACCGGTTTTACCACGTTTTGTTGCAGGAGGCTTTTTATTGCTTCTTGTTTCTTCACGTGTTTGAGTTGCCTTGTCCGTATCTGTTTCTTCGTCATCGCCATTAAGCCATGCGTTAACAATATTTTCAAGTTCCTCATATGACTTTAAGGTATACAAACCTTCGAGTTCCGGAATCTTAGTTGCCCATTCGTCGATTTGCTTTTTATTGCCTAGTGCGGTTGCCTTTGGTCTCGGCATTACATCCGTCATTGCATACATCTTTCCAGGTTGCTTAGTGCAAGTTACCTTAACGTCATGACCCTCATGTACATCTGTGATATCACCGTAGTCCGGGTCGAGCATAATGTTCAACAGATTTTGATATACTGTTTTTCCAAATGCCCAAAGACGTACTCCTTCTGCTTCTTCACCTCTTACTACAACAGCAGCATAAGTTCTCATCTTAGGATATAGCTTTTTGGCCATTTCATAAGAATCTTTAGTTCCTTCTTCTTTTAGCTTTTGAATAAGCTCTTGAACAGGATCAGGTTTTCCGAACTGGTGAGGGGTAAGAAGGCCGGGGTTGTTACCGATATTATAATAAAACCAACGCTCCTTAAATGGATTGCCATCATTATCTGTGAATCCAATAATACGAACAGTTGCTGTTTCGCCCTCCGGGGGCCGCCACATTACTCGTCGCTTTGAATTAGCACCACTAAGTGCGTTAAGTTTTTTACGAATTGCGTCAAAATCAATAGCCATGTTTTTTACTCCAAATTTATAAATGTTTTAATATTTTATTGATATATCGTCAGCAAAACACTGACATATATACCATACACA